GCATCGGTGCGTTCTTTCCATGCGTTATAGATGGATTCAAACTCTTCGGGATAGAGACGACAAAAATCGTCGTGACTCAGCCCGATGCAACCGACACCGACACCCAACAATTCAAGGATGCTTATTTCTTGCTCTTTTTTTTTGACGCAGTAGCTTCGACGCTCTCCGCTTGGATTTCGTTGGCCCAACGGGTGAAATCTTCGGGGAGAAGGTTGTCTGCGAACTCTTCAAGAGTAAGCGAGAACTCGATAGCGTCTCTTTTACAAGCCGACACTACGCAGCAATATAGCCACGTGCAAAGCTCCTCCATCGAACTTGGGTCGAGTTGCGCTACCTCTTTCCCTGTCATTTTGCGGAAACGGAGCGCAGCGCCCATCGTCTGAAGACATGGATAGGCTTTGTCGCCTAACTTAATCGGATGTTGAGCCATAATTAAGAGTTAGAAGTAGCGTCGGTCATAACTTTATCGTCGAAGGTGACGACACCGTCGTTTTCGAGTGAGATAGAGTAGGTAGTGTCGTCGTTGGCCGGAGCGGTGCGCTCAAGGCTGGTGATAACAAAGTTGCCACTCAGATAGGGTTTCTCGTCGTTGCCACGTTCGAGACATTTGACGGCTACAGATTGACCGGCAGCAGCCAGCGCCATACATGCAGCATAGCCGTTTTCGGTTTCGTTGTAGAAAGAAAGACCTTCTGCTGAGATAGAAACAGAGATGCCGGTGACACCTTTGTTTTTGAATAAGCCGGCAGAGCCGACAGACGCAGTTGCGACCGGTTTGACAGCGCGGTCTTTAGTCTCGGCTGAGATAGTGGTGGTGTGAGAGGTACAGTGGCCGACAGCTTTGCCGTCGATAAAGACCAAAAGGTCGGAACCGTTGATATAACCGGTGTTTGCCATTGGATTTTAAATTTTAACGGTGAATACTAAGAATTGGATGAATGCGTCATCTTGATAAAGCTCTTCGCTGTCGGTCAACAAGCAGCTGCGCATTGTCAGGCCGTTTACGTCTCCACGGCGATTGTCTAAGGCGTTGCGTACTGCCTCGGCCAATTCAACGCCGTCGGTATAGCTTTGAGTATAACACAAGATTTCGATTTCAGCCGAGTCGTTGGGCTGAGTTTGTTTTGTGGGCAATTGAGCCAGCCCACGACGGCGATAGAGTATATATGGCAGTGTGGCCATCGAAGTGAATACCGGGAATATATGATTGACCCGGCTTTTTACTTCTTCGTCGGCATCGAGCAGTTGACGCAACAACAGCCCGGCGCTTAATGAGGTTTTATTTGCAGCCATATTTTTGTGAGGTTTTTAGGATATAGTCGAAGATAGCTTGGCGAGTGTCGTTGGTCAGAGTTGGCTTGGTGCGATTAACTCCTTTGTCGACGAACGAACCGGGGCGGATGCTGCCGGTAGATCGTTTGCTGCGTTTGGTGGTGCGCGAAGTGGTACCGGTGTCTAACCATCGGAGTATCGGCCGACCCTTTGAACCTGGTTTTGCGTGGCGACTGATATAGTAGCCTCGAGCTTTGGTCCTTCCGTTAGATGAACCGCGACGCTCTCCGACGGTAACACGAAACCCTGCGACATCACGACGTAGCAGCATGGAGCGGACGCCTCGTTCAAGGTCGGGGGTGGTGTGGATGCCGGTGGCGCGTAGCTCCTGAACGATATTCTTGCGCATTTTTTTAGCCATAGAGCGCAAGGCACCTTTAAGCGCCTTCTTGCGGTTTTGTGGCGACAATGCGTCAAACAAAGCGTAAAGCCTACTATCGTCGTAATAGCTACTATTCATTGACTCGTTCACAGATAATTGTTTTCATCCGTTGCTGGCGGTTGGGAATTAACGCAGCAACGACATAGACCTTATCTTGGTCGCGAACGTCGACGACGTGCCAACCTTCGCCGACGCGATGGGGAAATCTGATGTTGAACTTCACGGAGTAGTCGGGAAATTGTTCTCCTGCTTCATTAACTATGCGCCCGGTAAATGATGCGCGCTCGGCGTGTATTCGCCCGGTGGAGACAAATTCTCTGTGTTCTTCGCCGAAGTCGTTCACAACTGTTTTCGGCTCAAACAGCTCTATAAGTTCGACCAAACCGCCCGACCTCATATCAGTTTACAATAAGGTTTTACCAATACTTGAATGCCATATGGCAACTCATAGTTTTGCCTGTCTTCGACACCTTCGGGATGACGGTAGAAATGGCCCGCCAACATGAGCACCGCCTGAATGAGCCGGGCGGGGAACGTGCCCCCACCCATTTCAATCAGTTCGGATTCGCTGCGGTTTGTCTCAGCGATGATGGTATCTTCGGCAGAGCGTAGATATTGCTCCATCAAAGCATCCTCGCCCGAGAAATCGTCAGCGTGGATATGCTGTTTGAAGAGGGTCAAATCAACTAACGGCATACTTCAGAGTTATTACGCTTTAGCTACACCAAGGACGAAGGCCTCTTGGTAGAGAGTAGCGGTGGCAAATTGAGCGTTGAGAACGAAGTCGGTAGCGTTCTGGCGAGAGAGGGTATAGGGGTCTACAATCATCGACATAGAGCCGAAGAAACCGGCAGCCTGATAGCTCCAGTCGCCGAAACCGATGTTACCTTCGCCGATAGCAGAGGTGGTAAAGACGGGATAGCCGAGGATTTGGTCGTTTTCGCAGAGGAAGCGTCCGGAACCTGCGTCTACTTTGACGTCTTCGAGTTCAGCCTTGGTGGCTTCGGTCATTACCCAGCAGGGGGCAACCAAGTTGATGCCTGATGCGACGGTTGACTTCATTTTGAGGAGCTCTTTACGAGTGGGGAGAGCGCCGGCGAATTGGATAGCGCTTTCGGCAGCTTTGACGAACGGGCCGACAACAGGTTTGTTGACGGTCTTACCGTCTTTTTCGTAAGTGCCAACGGTAGTAAACAGGTGTTCGTTGATGACGTCAACAATAGCCTGAGGCATCTCTTCGCGGACAACGCTTTCGACGACACCCTGAGAGCCTTCGAGTTCTTCACGAGTAACGGGGATTGCAACGCCGAGACGTTCGGGGCGAGCGGTCAATGCTGAGAAATCAATCTTAGAGTCAATCAGCGCTTCGCCTTCGTTGGCAAATGCAGCTTTGGCTTTGCCGTGTTTCGGCCAACGGAATGAGCCGACAAGACCGGAACGGATGTTGATGCCGACTTTGTCGTAAATCAAACCTGTGCGGATGGGTCTGAGCATTTCTTGCTCTTGAACGGGGATAATGCCGGTGTCAGCGAGGTCAGCAGTGGTTTGGGGTGTTACCTCACGTTGGAGGACGATGCGGCACTCACGGCCACGGCAAACGGTTTCGCGAAGGACTGCATCGGCGTCGGCTTGAGGCTGAACGCGGAGCAGTTCGGCATTGGCAGCGTTCATGCGCATTTGGAGCGCTTGGTTTGAGCGCGCCAGTGTTTCATACTCTGCCGTTTCAGCATCAGTGCGAGTGCGGTTCTCGCGTTCGCAAAGGTCGGCAATCTCTTCGATGCGTGCGCAGTTTTGCTGATATTGGTCAGCAAGGGCGCGCATGTTGATGTGGGTGGGAGTTCTTTCCATTTTTCTAAACGATATGGTTGTGTTACTAAATGATTTTGATAGGGGAGATAGAGCGCATTTGTTTGACCTGCTTAGTGCTTTCGGCAATAGGGTCGGATGTGCGCTCTATTAATTGGCGAGCCTCTACGGAGGTGTCGGGATAGGCGGGGTCGGCTGCTATGGTAAAGTCATAGATGTCGGTAATGACGTTGACTTTGGCGGTAATCAAAGTTCTACCATCGACTACTTGGCGAGTGCGTGTAACGCAGTTTTCGTCGTAATAATGAGTGGCAAAAGCGAAACTGCATCCGCTTAGATCGCCACGGCGCACAAGTTCAAGGGCTTTGTCGCCCTCGTTGGTGTTAGGCGCTTCAAACTCAAACGACACGCCTTTGTCGTCGATAGCATAGCTCAACGTACCGCTGCCTTTGTTACTGCGAGCGAGTATCATTGTACGATCGTGGAACATCGTAAATTTGATGTCGCTGTTGTCCAATAGCTCTTGGGTGATAGCTTCGTGGCTAATCATCTCACGAACTTCGAAGTCGTCTTCTTGATACAGAGGCTCGGAGAGTGTGTTGAACAGCACTGCGTAGCCGGTTATTGTTCGGCTTGGAGTGCCGTCCTCTTTCTCGCGGATATGGAGATTTGATGCCGGGGTTAAAGACTCTCGGCGGATTAATGCGGCGAGGTGTTTATCCATTTTGTTGATTGTTTTGATAGTCGTCAATAGGTTTGAGGTTGGCCGAGATAAAGACTCTATCGCCACCGACGATTGCAGGACGGTCTTCTTCGGCGCGCAACTCATTGGGGGTAGCTGTGCCGTTGGCCAATTGCTGTGCCTGGTATCGGCCACGGCTTTCGAGGTCGCAAGCGTAGAGTTCACGGCGATTGAAGCGGAACACTCGCTCTGACGAGAGAGCTTCCGGTACCAATTTGCGCATTAATTCGATTTCGATTGCACGTAGCATCGGGTTGAGTGTGTTGCTCAAAAATGCTGCGTTGGCCATTTCGGCACTCTTATAGTTGTTGGATGTGTCGTCGAATACGAACGACGGATGAACGCCAAAGAAACGGCAGATGTCCCTAACCGTAAATTTGCGACTCTCCAAAAATTGGAGGTCGACAGAAGACAATGACAGCTGTTTGAACCCTGCCTCACCGGGGACCGATACGATACGCTCTCCTGAATGGAAGCGCTCGTCGATGCTTCGAGCGACGCGATTGAGTTCGTCGTCTTGGTATTTGCCGAAGCCACGCACTGAGTCGCCGTTGGTGACGAGGCCTCTGACGTCGCCTCCATTTGTGAAGCGGTTGAGAGTTTCACGATCGCCGGTGGATGCGATGTCGATAGTAGTGCGTGCATGGGTGATGACACCGACTCCACGTTTAGGGTCAACTCCTGTAAGGGCTTTGAAATGGATTATTTCGTTTTCGGGATATACAGCGTAGACACCCGAATAATTGTCATAGACTGAGTAGGTGTCCCTGATTGTGTCGTGGACGACAGTCCACGGCCTTACAGCGACAAGAGCGTCAATCTCAGGGCGGAGAGGGTGGTATATAGGCACGACATAAGCGTTGCCGTTGGTGAGAATGTCTTGCACGATACGCACCCAGAAGTCGAAGGCCGTTGTCGTCGGGTTGGGCTGCACTGTCAGCAAGTAATTGAGGCGGTCGCGCTTGTCAACGACAAATATGCCGTCGCGACGGCGCAGATATTGTAACGGCAGCGCTGCAACCGACTCGCTCAGCAATTTAATACAGCGGTATGCTGCTGCTACATTCATCGGATTTCCCGACTCTATGAGTTGGTAGCTTCCGTGGCGAGGAGTAGTCGCCGATACGTTCGAAGATGTAGCGCTCGGAGTTTCGCGAAATAGCGTTATGAGTCTGTTTAAAAAGTTCATCAGTTGTGGGTCTACACAACTCGAACGTTTAGCGCTAAATGGTACACTTTTGGGCTAAAATTAACTATATATTTAATTTATTTCAGATTGTTTAACGTTCATAGGTCATAAACATTTGCAAGCTCATCAGTGTGGTGATTACGCCATCTATTTTTTGGGTTTGGGAGCGTTTGAGGGGCTTGCAGTTATCGAGGCGGTCAAAGTCGAGTACAGCGTTGCCAAAGCAGAAGAAGTTAATCGGGTTATCGTTTATCGAGATAGAGCCTGTCTTTGCCCCATGCTCGAAGAATTGCACCGGCGCGGTGAATGTGCCGTAGGTCTGTCTGACCCCTCGAAGCACGCTCGAAGCTCCTGATGCTCCCAACATATTGACGACTTCAAGGCTCTTATATGGGTCGTAGCCGATGCCCAATATTCGCGTCACTTTGTTAAGGCTCAACACATACTCTACAATCATACGATAGTCAATCACGTCGCCGGGGGTAAGGTTGAGATGTCCGGCTGCAGCCCATTGACGATAAAGCTTTTCATTGGGGTGGTTAGGTAGAGCGCCTTCGGGGAAGAAATAAGCGGTGTGGAAGTAGAAGCCGGCAGTGGATGAGTCGTAGATACCCATAGTGACAGCGCTAAAGTCGTCGCTCTCCGAGAGGTCGATGGCAACCATCGAGTCGGGATGACCTTTTATTTTGTTGATGTCGACCTTGCGAGCCATCGACCGAGCCAGAGTCGCGCTTATCCATGCACGCTGCTCATTTTCGGCGTAGACATTGAGCAACTTCGTGCGAAATGCCAACATAGCTTCGGCGCCGTTGCGGATAGCCTTGGCATACTCTTGCTGATAGAAATCGAGGCTGACGGTGACTCCGATATGTGGATGAACTTTGCGCCACGTCGCCTCGGCCCCTTCATCGTCGTCGATGTCAGGCTCGAAGAGGTGGGCAAACACCGAGTCGTCTTCGTAGTCGCCCAATAGCAGTTGCTTGTATCCTTGCAGCATCGAATAGAAAGGACCGTCGAAAACGTCGGAGGCGGTTGTAATGATAACTGTCAGTGGGTTGCGCCTGACACCCATTGATGTTGTTAAGACTGTGAGTAGGGTGTTGTCTCGAGCTTGAGAGAACTCATCCATTATGACGGTCGAAGCATTTAGACCGTCCTTTGTCCGCGCGTTGGCTGTCAGACATTGAGCAATAGCGGTGCGGTCTCGGCGACGCGACTTGATTATTTGCTCATTGACTACATATCGGCGCCCGTCAGGATCAAGACGACGCATACAACCGCGTATGATGTCGAAGCATTTTTTAGCTTGGTCGTTGGAGTTGGCGCCGGTATAAGCTTCGGCGTTGGCATCGCCAAACAGCAGGTCGTCGACTGCCAGCGCAGCCGTCGAAGTTGTTTTCGAAAATTTTCTTGGCACATATAGCACCGCTTCTCTCACAACGCGACGGTTATCTTTCCAAAAGCCATATATTGATGCAAACTGAAACGTCTGTACCGGAGTAAGTTCATAGCGACGTTGGCCGTCAACGCCCGGGAAGTATAGATTTTCGTAGAGGGCAAAGAAACGTTTGATAGCGGTGAGATTAAGACCGTATTTGTCGGTCATTTTGAGGAAGCGACTGACTGCGAGCTGCTCAAAGAGGTTGTGTCCGCCCGGGTCGTTGATGACCATAGCGACATAGTCGAGCAAGCGCTTGTCGACACGGTCAAGTCGATAGCGCTTCAGGTTAACCCGTCGAAGCTCCTCAGAAACTTCGAGCTTGGCCAAGCGTTGCCGTTGTCTATCCTCATCGCTCATTTAGTTTTTCGCGGTTGCACGGTCTGGGGCTTACGAGACGTTGCTTTTACTAACGTAGTTGTAAGGTCGTATAAGGGATCGTTCTCGTCGGTGCCTATAAGCATCTCTGTTGTTAAGCCGAGTGCTTTCATCTGACGTGTGACGCTGTCTTGAGCATCCTTCTGGATTTTGAAGGCGGGGTGGGGTGCAAGACTCTCACTGCCATAACGTGTGATGACCGTGACGACTGTACTATCGAGTTTGTCGATGTCGGCATTGGCAAGTGCCAACGACCTCAACGCCCCGGCCAAAGATAGTATCTGTAGGTCGAGCGATGGGTTATATAAACATGCCGATTTCATAGCTTTGATGACGTCGGTTTTATAATCGTCTGTTTTTCTTACCATTAGCGCCGTTTTGGAGTTTTGCTTAAATTCAAAAAATTTCTCACGCAAAAAGAAAGGAGGGGGGCGAGGTTTAGCCGAGGGTACCCCCTTTAAAAAAACGCCCCCCTATAGCCATCATCCCG